GTCCCCTTCAAGCAGAGATCGAAACCGGCGAAGTGTTCCCTCGATAAGGGTCCACGGTTTCCTACGACCCGATTTCTCGGATCCAGGAAACCCCGGTGAAACTTCGATCCTGCCCCTAACCGACCGTTAGTACGGTCGGATCCACCCTCGTTTGATGCCGGACACGAAGGGACGTCCTTGACGTTCTAGATGGTTCGGATCCTGAGAAGGAATGTAACTCTTCTTGATCAGGAACTTCAACAGGGCACCCTCACCAGAGATTTTTGATTCTGGTGTAGTAGAGCGCACACGAACCCCACGAACAAGGGGAACGTGTGTATCGGGATGAAATCGTTCGGCCTGGTAAGGCAAAACAGATTCTCTCCCGAGTCCTGCAGCGGTTGTCTCGACTATGCTCCAGTCACCATGGAAAAGGTAACTGAGGCGTTCGTCAAGGCGTCTAGCTGTCTTCCAGTAACCACCCCAGTAAAGGAGGTTCCGAAAGGCAACCAAACCCACCACTTCATCAACGTCATTGAGCGATCGCGGCAGATCATGCCGAAGGCGTATGGGTGTAACCCACTCACCGTCGAAGTAATCGCCACCGCAAGACTCCCGGAACTTGCCGTTCCAGAAGCTCTTGTCCATGTTCACAACCAATCCGAAAGACTGGAGGAACTGAATCACTCGGTGTACGTATTCCACGGGGACAATGATATCGTCCCCGTAGACGCGCACCTTTCCCATGAGACTTAAAATCATCCCACGGGACAGAGGTACTCTCCGCTCGTAAGCAATCGCGGCAAAGATGATGGTTAAAAACACCATCGCCTCAACCGGAAAGCAGAGCGCTGAGCCCATCGACGCGTACTTAGTCAGGGATATTACTCCGTGACCAGGTACAACGGCCTTGGAACTCCTAGTCGCCTGGATCGCCTCGCTTAAAGCGGGAAACCTAGAAAACAGGAGCTCTACATGCCGATTCAAGACTCGATCAGATGCTTCGCTCAAATCAAGCGTAGCGAGGCTGCGATTGACGCTGCCACTCAGGGCGAGGAGCCGATTTGGCTCCTGTTCCTTGAATCCGATGAAGAATCGTCCAAGATCGCACATCTGGTAACGCCGGGATGGCGTCGCTGGGATGTGCTCCTCGAGTGCATCAACGATCTGATGACTGAGGGCCTGCTGCATGTACTGCATACAGGTGGGTTCCTCGGCGATGATTCGCGGGGTCTTGAGCGTTTTAGGAACGGGGACGACCTTCACAGGTCGCTCCGCCCCAGGCTCGAGATGCTTGACACGGTCCAGTTGGTAGTAACTACGCCAACTCGGGAGAGCGTAATCTCCGTAAGGAAACACGTTCTCAAGCCGCAACGGCCACTCACTGACATCAAACTTCGCGTTTCCGCGGAGCCGGTCAGCGGTGGCGCCGGGGCCATGCCTCGGGACAAGATGGAACCGACTGGATGGATCGACGATTTCGCAATCGCCGAGGCCTACCTGCCGGACCAGCCCTCCTCGTAAAGAGGAGGGGAGCAGCTGTAAAAACCAGTCTGCTCCTTGCTGCTCAGTAGAACCAGCTTGTCGCACGAGGGTGTTTGACTCCTCGTGCAACTGCCAGTCAAGAGCAAGGTGATGAGTGCCGAGAAGAGTATTCTCGACATGAGTAAATACATCACCCCAGAGGAGGGTGGACGCCTTTTGGAACAGGGGAAGATATTCCTCAAAGCCACTGCTGTCCATCCCTTCAAGCTCTTCCTCGATCTCGACATACCTTTGCATAGCGCGAGCTATCCGTGCATCGCTGCACTGTCGCTCGATCTTACCGAACACCAGCGTAAGCTGGCGGACGGCACGAATGCAATCTACACTAGGCGTGTCGAGCAGAGTACCACTAGCATCAAAGATTTGATCCAGGAAACCCCTTAGAAATAGGGGCACACCGCCTCTTGCCCGAAACTTAGGGAAGAGGTTGGGACCAATGGAGCCCAGCTCCAGGGACCGTTCAAAGTCCTTGGCGTACTGGGGAAGGGAAATCGTGAAGAACGACTCCCCCTCCGCTTTGATGCGGGCCGCGACATATTCTATGTCGCGGTCGGCGCTAGTACAGCACCAGCTGGCAGATTCATTCGCCAGCTCTCTCCACAGTGACATCAGGCTTTTCATACTGGCCCTCCTAGAAGGGGGTTCAGTGATCCATAGCCTCTGTCCACATTGCCGGGTGTAATAGGGGTACCTTCTTGTTACGGTACTCCATCACGAACAGCTGATTAGGCTGCTTAGCTTTCGCCGCCAAGAACTTTGGTGACGTTGGCTCCGGTCGAAGTAGTGAGGAACAGGACAAGCCCGTCCACCACCTGCTTCGCTTCCGCAAGAGTGTACCCCGTGAGGGGCACGTCCATGACCATATAACAGGACAAGGACGCCTTGACGTTGACACCTGCAAGCAGGGGGTCAGCGGCAATCTTGCTGTGATCGAGACGAATGACCCGTCGCGTCCGCTTCCCGTATGAATGGGAGACAGACAACTTGACGAGACCGTCGTCCTTCGTGAAGGCGCCGAGATTGACGCCAGACGAAGTCCGCGGCAGCGAGTTAGCTACCGCGTTGATCGTGACTGATTGTGGATCGGCAAACGCCATTGAGGCATCTCCTGTGTTGAGGGACGCAGCAATCATAGCTGCGACTTGGGTGAAAAATCCCAGGAAGTCCCTGGAACCAGTCGTTGATCACCACCGGGACAAACCCAGTGCAATCAACACGGCCTTCTGCGTCGGGTTTAACCCGTCGTAAGAAACGCCGAAACCGTATGGTGTAGCTGCGCGTCGCGTTTTAGTTTCAACGACGTGAGTTCGCACCTGCCCCTGGCCCTTAAAAGCGCCAGAGTACACGGTGGTTCTCCCAGCATGGCTCATAATATAGCCATGCCGCAACACCAAGCCGTCGTGACCCATCGCGGAGATATTATGCATTACATCTCCGGTGTTGGCCACCCAATCTGCGGCCCAGCTCCACGGTGAGAGATTCCAAAGAATCTCAGGTGACAGCTCAACGCCCAAAAGCTTGCGGGCGAGAGAGCCGTAACGACGAAACTTGTCGTTGATGGTCGTTCCGGTGGGTATATGATAAATATACTCACACTCAAACCAAGTTTTTCGGAATGAGTTGGACGAACATCCTCCACCAGTGAAGAACCCAACGGACGGGTACATCGAGAAGCTGCAAGCTGCAGCCTTCGAGTCCCTATCCTCTGGGAAGTCGTAGGACCTCTGGATAACTTTTCCCGAACCCTCCTGATAATCACGGAGAATACGGTCCGAGTTGTTCACGGTACTCGCAAAATCGCGGATACCACGAACCAGAGGAAGCCACCCGAACTCGACGTTGAGATACTCCCCACCTGCCTTCTTGGCCAGGTTGGTAGCCTCCATCGCCGAAGCACCGGGCACGTTCGGAATCCCCTCAGCCCGCAATTCGCCTAGCAGGGTAGCTAGGTCAAACGCGGACTGCGTCGGCTCAGTTGCGGCAATGGCAGAAGTGCCCATCGCAGCGAGCTGAACGTTCGTGAAGTTGGGGAACCAAGTCGCCAGCGGAACGCCGGTGGTTGGTTCTGAGATGCGCGCGGTACCCACGGTTAGGGGAGAACCCCCTTGCGTGAATGTCGCAGCATCTACTGTCTTGGGAGTGAAGGAGTCAACATCTCGTGAGAGATGCCAATCCCCGCCACTCAGCCACCTACCATTCGAATACGGGTTGGTAAACCCGTCCGAATTCTCGAAGCTTTGTATAGCTCCGAGATCGTAGGGTGCCCACGCCTGAAAAATGCTCGAACGTTGCTGGCCTGAAACACGGCCAACTTCGAACTTGCGATGGCGTTGAGACACAGACATGATTCCATCCTGACTTCTGTACGGAAACACAACCCGTGGAGAGTTGTGCTAGCGTGTGCTGGTGGGAAGATCCCAC